GTATTAATGGCTAAAGAAAAAGCAATGGAATTAAATATTGGTGGTCATGACTATAAAATAGTAGAATTACCACTAGAACACGAAGATAATGATAAAGAATTGTATGGTAGACATCTTGTAAAAGATAATATTATACTAATAAATGCAAATATTGAAGAATCAAGAAAGATTGAAACATTGGTTCATGAAATATTGCATGCTATTCATTATAATACTGGTTTAGAACACGATGAAAGAACTATTGAAGCTATTAGTAATGGATTATTTCAATTAGGCGTAGGAGATTATTTGTGGAAAAAATCACTAAAAAAATAATTGAAGCAAAAAAGCAAGGTAATTACGAATTAGTACAAAAATTGCAACAAGAAATGGATAGATTGCAAAATATTGCCTGGGGCAAACTAATACGTGAATTAGAAAATGTAAAAGATGCGGAGGATTTTCCAGATGAACCAAAAAACTAGCACAGCAGAAGACGTAGTATCATATATAAAAAATAACTATCCTTCTACAGAAAAAGAATTTCAAGCTCTTTTAAATGAAATGTACTTAACATTTTGTAAAAAACAGTTTGATTATGGTCCTGGTAATATATCATTAGGTACCATGTTGAAAAACGAAAAAGAAGTCAATCAGTCCTTATTTGGTATTATTGTAAGGATGAATGATAAGATAAACAGGCTAATCAACTTGTCAACAAATCACGATATGAAAGCACAGAATGAACCAATAGATGATGCTTTTATGGATATTGCAGTTTATGCGGTAATGGCAATGATAGTCAAACAAAACAAATGGGGCAAATAATGGCGAAAGCTAAATTGTGGACAGATGAAGAAATAGTAATCTTACATCAGTATGAAAAAACAAACAAATCTGCCTTCCAACTATACCAAGAGATACGAATAGCTGGATATAACAGAACATATAAAGCAGTTACTAGAAAAATAGAATCTTTAGGGTTTAGAAAGCCTAAGAGGTATAAAACTGGACATGAGCTAACTATAGGCTATCTAGACATAGAATCTACTGGTTTTAGTGCAAATATCGATGTAATGCTTTCTTGGTGTATCAAAGGAAGAGGAAATAAGAAAGTTGCTGGTGCTTGTATCACTAGAGAAGAATTAATGTCCGAAAAGTCCGATGCTAGAATAGTAGAGCTTCTAATAGATGAAATGAACAAATATGACGTAATATTCACATATTATGGTACTAGATTTGATATTCCGTTTATTAGAACAAGAGCTTTGTATCATGGAACATATTTCCCTCCATATAAGAAAAAGTCACACAAAGACTTATATTATGTGGTAAGGTCTAAATTAAAGTTACATCGCTCATCATTACAAGCAGCTACTGAGTTTTTTGGTATTGATGGTAAAACTAGAATCAAACCAGAATACTGGCAAAAGGCAAGATGGGGCGATAAGAAGTCCTTGAAGTATGTATACGACCATAATGTTGCAGATGTAGAGATATTAGAGTTGTTACATAGAAAGTTAGAAGAACACGCACCACCTATGGTGAGACCTTTATAAGGAGATATGATGGCTAAGAAAGAAGAAAAGCTAACAATAATGAATGATGGTAAGGAAATTGAGTTTTTATACTCAGAACTATCAGAAGAGGCTAAGGCTCAGTACAATAGAGCAAACGAGCTTGCTGGTCAGCTTATGAGACTAGACCAACAATCTAATGAACTTAGGTTCCTTGCTAATAACTATATTCGATTTGTTATAGACGAACTTGACAAAAAAGAAGAAAAATAGTTAAATTATGAAGCAACGTGTTGTAAAAGGTGTAACACACTATCTTTTTGAGAGTGTTGATGAGTTTAGAGATAAATACCCAACATTACCATTGGTAAGAGATTGGAGGCACTCAAACAAAGGTGAATGGATATTGACCGATGATGGTCAGGTATGTGAGGTGTTACACCTAGGCGTTTTGAAAAAAAGTGACAGAAAGAAAGAAACTACATTTATAAGAACAATAATGGGTTCTTACGTTTGTAGTCCTAAAGTAGTTATTGAAGGTGATATGAAAACAAATATGCATACATTTTCAACTGCTGGAGAATCTCCTTCTGTTAGAAAGAAAAACAGAAAAAACCCAACAGATAAAGAATTCTTGTTCGGTAAATACGTTGCCAAAGGAGATGATGTGGTCGAAGCTTATATGAAAGCATTTCCTAGCAAAAATAAAAACTATGCAAAATCACAAGCAAAACTATTATTAAAAACTGATAGGGTAAAAAAATTGATTAGAGAAGAAATAGATAAATACTTGAGTGAAGCTGATATTACTCCTAACTACCTATTAGAGGAAATGAGAAACATCATAGATAAAGGTGGCTCATCTGATAGAGATAAAATAACAGCAATAACAACATTAATGAAGATATCTGGAATGATGGATACAGAAAAGACTACAGAGACTTTGACACTATTCCAAGGTTTTTCACAGGAGCAATTAAATGCAATTCAAGAATCCAAACACACGAAACTGGCGGAAGTTAAAAGAGATAACGAGAAATAAACGTTGTCTTATCTGTCATTATAGATTAAAGAAAACAGGAGTGTTTTTGTGGAGTAAAGAAAAAAAAGATACTACACATATAAAATGCTTTAACTGTTTAACAGTATATAACAAAAATTTTGGTATTACAGATGTAGGTATACCACGAGAGGTAGGTCATTCATGAGATTAGCAGTTTACGGTACTCTAAGAAGAGGATTCGAGGATACAGGTAGAGTAGAAGGATTTAGCCTAGTATTTCCTGGACACAAACACTTTCCAGCATTAATTAAGAATGAAAAAGGAAAAGGTGCCGTAGTTGAGGTAATAGATGTAACTAAAGAAGAGTTAAATATGTATGACATGTATGAATCTACTAAAGATGGATTATATATTAGAACTACTGTAAATGTAATACTTGACGATACTAAAGAAAAAGAAAAATGTTGGGTATACGTTGCTGGTCCTTTGTTATGGCAAAACTCAAGTATGTTCACAGAAGTTCCTGATGGTGATTGGCTTTCACCTAAAACATTGGTAATGATGGATAGAGTATATGAAAAAGAATACCAAGAAGCCAGATAATTTTAATATCATACCACCTGACCTTTCTCAGAAAGAACAAGCGTTAGAGTTGGCAAGAAAGGATATTGTTACTTTTGGTCAAATGTTTTTACCAGAAGACTTTATGAAGTCAACTCCAGCCCCTTATCAGTATGAGTTAAGTGACATACTATTAGGAGATGATAAAAGAGTTTGTATTATATTACCTAGAGGTCATGCAAAGTCAACACTTGCTAAAACAGCTTTGTTGTATCAATTGTATTTTGCGCCTCCAGAAAGGAAACAATTTATAGCTTGGGTTTCTGAGGAACAATCTCAGGCTATTGACCATATCAAATATATTCAAAATCATATTGATTTAAATCCAGCATTACAATACTACTTTGGAGATTTAAAAGGTAGTAAGTGGACAGAAAAAGAATTTACTACTGCTAGAGGAGATAGAATTATTGCAAAAGGTACATCTCAACGTTTGCGTGGTCGTTCGCAGTTAGGATTGAGATATACTAATATTATACTTGATGACTTTGAGTCAGAGTTAAATACGAAAACACCAGAAAGAAGAAGAGAGATTAAAGAATGGGTAATGTCAACAGTAGAACCCGCTTTGGAAAACTCCAAAGAAAACGAAGGGTCAATATGGCTTATTGGTACGATAGTCCATTACGATTCATTCCTACAAGGAGTGTACGATGGATATCTGCAGGCAAAGAAAGAGAACAGGAAGTCCGCATGGAACGTACTTTATAAAAAAGCTATAGTAGATGATATACCTTTGTGGTCTAGCTATTTTACAAAAGAAAAGCTAATGGACATAAAACAAAGGTTTACTGAGATGGGACTAGTACATAAGTTTGCACAAGAGTACCAAAATGAAGCTAGAGACTTAGAAAGTGCTAAGTTCCATATCGATAGATTGAACTATTACCAAGGAAACCTTGTTGAAAGAAATGGATTTAACTATATGATGGTAGATGAATCTGCTATTCCAGTAAATGTATATATAGGTGTTGACTTAGCTTATGAAGCAAATGCAAGAAGTGACTATCAAGTAATTATGGTTATTGCAATAGATAAAGATAGAAATGTATATGTTGTTGATTTTTACAGAGAACATTCTGCTTTATATGATATGCCTAAAACAATTGTGGAATATGCAAAGAAGTATCACCCTGTTAGAAGAGTTAATGTTGAAAAGGTTGGTGCTCAAGGATTAGTAAAAGATTATGTAAATCAGTTGGTAGGTAAAGATAGAAAGCTAGCTCCTGGTTTGTCACAAGGAGTAAGACCTCCTCATGGTATCAAAAAAGAAGATAGGTTAGAAGCATTGCTTTGTCCTATTGTCAATCGAAGAAAAATGTTTGTCAAGAAAGAACATGCTCCTTTAATAGATGAGATGTTTGAGTTTCCAAAAGGTAGAAACGACGACCTTCTTGATGGACTTTGGTATGCTGTTACGACGGCAAAGCCTCCTAAAAGTTCTGCAATCGACGCAGATAAACTAGAAGACAGAATAACTAAAATAGAAGAAAGTAAGGCAAAAAGAGTCATAAACTGGGTTACTGGTCAAAAAATCTAATTTTTTACTTGACAAAAGTAAATAAAAATGTTTATTTTTAGACTAAAAACTAAAATGGGAGTTTATGGCTAATTACGACGAAAACAAATCAAAGCCTCAGATTACCAAAGAATTGTTTAGGCGTTGGAGAGACGCAAGAGAACAATGGGACGCTGAAGCAAGAAATGCAGTAGACTTTACTCTTGGAAATCATTATAGTAACGATGAATCAGATGCCCTACAAGCAGTAGGACAAGCTGATTTTGTTATAGATAGGGTATATGCTGCTGTTGATAAACTAAAATCATTACTTACAGCAAGACCTGCAAGATTTTCTGTTATCGCAAGAGAAGATTCTGATAACAAACTAGCTAATGTTTGGAAGACTATATTAGAATATGTTTGGGACATATCTAACGGAGATAGTACTTTTAAACAGGTAGTACACGATTATGCTGTTACTGGACTGGGATATATGTATGTATATGTAGACCCTGAAGCAGATTATGGAAGAGGTGAAGTTAAGTATACGCACGTAGACCCTTTTAGAGTATATGTAGACCCAGCATCAAGAGATAGATTTTTTAACGATGCGTCAGGAATGATATTGTCTACGTTTTTAACCAGGCAGCAAGTTCTAGACCTATATCCTCAACTAGAAGAAATGATTGACGATATAGAGGTTGGTGTAAATTCTTTATACGGAGAAGACTATCCAACATCTAATTTGAAAAACAGTAATAATGTTTTAACTCCTGCTGAAGCAAAAGACTTGGACTACAATGTAAATCAAAAATATCAAATACTTGATAGATTTTACAAAGTAAAAGTTCCATATTATAGATTATTTAATACTGTATCTGGTCAAGAAAAAATTGTTGACCCAGAAATATATGCAGATATATTGCAAGAAGAAGCTACTATTGAAGCCATGGAAAGTGGTGCTATACAAGTAGAAGAAATTATGCAAACAAGAATTGCTCAATGCAGTAGCATTGGAGATACTTTACTTTATGAGCGTATTCTTAACACTGATATATATCCAATTGTTCCATTTACGAACATTTGGACTAATACTCCCTATCCAAAATCAGATGTGAACAAGGTTAAAGATTCACAAAGACTTTTAAATAAGTTATTTTCTCTAACCTTGTCACACGCTCAGTCTGCTGCTGGATTAAAACTTTTAATTCCAGAAGGTAGTGTTGATAGTGTTAGTCAGTTAGAAAAAGATTGGGCTAATCCAAATGCGGTTATTGAATATAACCCAGAATTTGGTGAGCCACATTACCCTCAACCAGCTCCTTTAACAAGCGAGTTTTATTATTTAATTGATAGGGTAGAAAAGTATATAGATTTAAATTTTGGTATACCTGAATTATTACAAGGGTTTAGAGATAATGCACCAGAAACTGTTAGAGGTACAATGCTTTTATCAGAAATGGGTGAATCTAGAGGTAAATCAAAGTTAAGAGATATTGAAGCAAGTTTGTCAATGGTTGGTCAAGTAGTTTATAATTTATGTAAAGACCACTACAGATTTGCAAAAACATTTAGAATTGTACAACCAAATAATGATATTACTGAGTTTTCAGTTAATATGAGATTGTATGATGATAAGCGAAGAGAAATGATGACTATAGAGAATGATATTCAACTAGGTCAACATGATATTCGTATTATATCAGGTTCAACTTTACCTAGCAACAAGGTATCTGAATACAATATGTATCTTGATGCGTATAAACTTGGACTGGTAGATGATGTCGAGGTTTTAAAGAAAACTGAAATCTTTGACAAAGAAGGTGTTCTTCAAAGAAAAGGTCGAATGGCACAAATGCAACAGTATATTACACAGCTTGAAAATCAAGTTAAGAAGCTAAGTGGTGATTTACAGACATCTGAACGTGAGATGGTATCAGCTAGAAAACGTACAGAAGTTGAGAAGTTTAAATCTACATTAAATGAGATTTCTTCTGCTACTAAAGTTAAAGAAAAAGAAAAGGTAATGCAACTAGGTAATTTGGTAGACCAAATGGGACAGTCTTTGGAGGAAGAAGAAAAATAACAAACGCGGTTCAGAGTCTTAGACTAAATCGCGGGAGGAGAAAACAAATATGGCAAAAGAACAAGAACAACAACAGGTTGAACAGCAAGTAGACCCAATTGTCGAATCTACAGTGGAACCAGAAATTTCATTGCAAGAAGACATGCCAGCAGAAGGTGCTGAAACATCTGAAGCAGTAGATTGGGAATCAGAAGCTAAAAAATTTCAATCCATGTACGATAAAAAGGTTGCAGAGCATGAAAATCTGAGAAAAGAAAGCGATGACTTGATTCAGTTAAGAAATGCACTATCTGAAAAACCTGAATTAGTAGATATGATTGAAAAAGGACTTTCTGGGGAATCTGTTGAGGACAAAGGCGCGGAAGGAAGTACAACTCCAGAGAACTTTGACCCTTGGGACGCCTACTACAAGCCTGACTCAGAATCTTACAAATTTAGAGTAAGTCAAGAGAAAAAGCTTGTACATGAAACAGTAGATAATGAACTAGCTAAACTACAAAATCAGATGGCGATGAATAACTTAAAATCAGAATTGGTTAGCAAGCACAATTTAGGTGCAGATGACGCAGAAAAGTTTTTACAATTTGCTACAACACCAAAAGCTAATCTACCTATTGAAACACTTATTAAAGTGTGGAAAGAAGGAGAAGGCAAAGGTTCTAAGCAAAGTGAAAACATGGAAGCTGTACAGAAAGCAAAATCAATTCCTAAACCAGCTGGTGTACTTCAAGGTGGTCAACAACCACAGAAATCTGAAGAAGACCAAGTATGGGATAGAGTTATGAACGCTGGACGAGTTGGTAGATTAGCTAAAAACTAACTTAGGAGTGAATTAAAATGGCTTTTAATCAAGGACAATTAAAGTCATCACAGATTACAGCAGCTTCAACAAGCGCTGGATACGGACAGGCTCCAGACCAAAGAAAGCTGTATGATTTCTCTGATAGAGTTGCAGAACTTATGCCAGAGGAGTCACCTTTTTTCGTCTATCTAAGTCAAGTTGCAAAAGTAGCTACAGATGACAATATTTTCAGATACTTAGAAAATAGAACTGTCACCAACTACACTGCACGTAACTTTAGCTTAGCAGCCGACGTAAATAGTGGAAGTGCTGTATCCGCAGGAAATCTTTATGATTTTACTGTAGATGACGCAGCAGGCGGTTCAATTGGTTTTATTACCAAAGGAATGGTCTTAGCTGTAAAATCTGTTGATAGCACAGACGGTTATAGTCAAGTTCTAGTTAGAGTTGAGTCTGCACCAAACGTACAATCAGCTAACACTACCTTCTCAGGTAGAGTTATTGAATTATCAAATTCTGGTGTTACTGGATACAATGTTTTATCAGACAATGATGAAGCACAAATCGTAGGTACATCATTCGGAGAAGGTTCAGGTTCACCTGATACTTTTTCAGATACACTAGAAGATGACTTTGGTTATACTCAAATCTTTAAAACAGCTTGTGAATTAACCAACACAGCAATAGCTACAAGATATCGTGGCTATGCAAACGAGTTCGATAGAATTTGGGCTCAAAAATTACGTGAACACAAAGTAGACATCGAAAGAGCTATGCTTTTCGGTCAAAAAGCTCGTGTTAACGGATTACAATACACTGAAGGTCTAGTTGGACACATTGTTAAAAATGTTGCTCCAGTAACTGACAATTCAGCATTTTCTTACTCATCAGGTAACGCTTACTACAGAAGTGTAGCACAAAGCGAACTTACTTATGACAGACTACTTGCTGACTTAGAGGTTATCTTTGACCCAGCAAGAGGCGGTTCAAGTGAAAGACTTGTATTAGCTTCATTGCCAGTAATTACATTCTTCAACAAAATGGGCGACGGTGCTTTCATTGATGCTTCTGTAGGTCAATCATCTTCTCCATTTAGAGTAAACATGAACAATGTACAAGGTTCATTTGGTCACAACCTTATGGAAATTAACACTGTACACGGTTCTATGTACTTAGTGAAAGAGCCTCTATTTAGAGGTATTGCAAGTGGTTTCATGCTTATGGCTGATATGTCTAAATTGGCATACAGACCATTAGTTGGTAACGGTTTAAATCGTGACACTCAAATCATGACAAACGTACAAAATGCGGATGAAGACTTGAGAAAAGACATGATTCTAACTGAAGCTGGTCTTGAAATTACACTTCCAGAATGTCACGCTCTATATAACGTGGAGGGATTATAAAATGGCAAGAGGTAGTATATTAGAACAGAATAGTGGTAACGGTGGATATTTATTACCAGTAGAAAAAATTAGCGCAGCTAAAACTTTAGATGCTATCACAGATAGTGGTAAAATCTTTGTTGTTGCTAATGCTGGTAGTGCTTATTCAATTACACTTCCTACAACTTTAGAAGTTGGTACTCAGTACAAACTTATCTTCGAAGACTCACCAAATGCAGCAGTCACTATTGCAGCTGACTCAGCAATTATTTATGGTAAAGTCGCAGAAGGAGAAGTTGACACATCAGACGATGCACCAGGTTCAGCTGGAGCAACAGGTGTTACAAATGTAATTTTTGGAACAACCACTGATGAAGGTGACCATCTTGACATCGTTTGCGATGGTACAAAATGGTATGTCAACGGTATGACAGCTGTAGACGGAGCAGTAACCACATCATAATATAGTTATTAGGTACTATGGAGTGGGCAAGTCCCACTCCGAAACCTATAAAGAATTTTAAATAATAGGAGATAAAATGGCAAATTATAACGTAGTAACTAAAATTATTATTGGGAATTTAAGCCCTGATGCAGATTCTGTGTCTGGTTCTTTAGCTAAAGAAATTACAGACTATATTGAAACACTAGATGATTCTACTGGAGCAATTATAGATATACAAGCTGTAGAGCTTGACAGAGGTAGAATTGCATATATTATAGTTCACAAAGGATAATGGCTAACTGTCAACATTGTAGCGAGCCTAATCCAGAAGGATACTTTAATTGTCCTTCATGTGGGCTCAGAGCAGCTCCTAATAAATGGAATACAAACTTTGTTATCAGAGAAAACAATCCGATGGCAAAGGCTATTCGTACAGACCAAATAGATTTTAGAACAGTATCTATGGAAGAAAGTATGAAAAAGATTAAGAAAAGTAATGCAAACGCAAAACCTGCTCCAAGCGGGAAAGGTATAAGGGTAATGTAATGCCAATGGTAGGAAAGAAAAAGTTTTCATATACGAAAGCTGGAAAAAAGAAAGCGAAAGCTTATGCTAAAAAAACTGGAAAGAAGATGAAAAATGCCAAGAAAAAAAGCTACAAAAAGAAAAAGTAAGACTACTAGAAAAAAAGGTAGTCCAACACCAACAAATAAAGCTTTATATTCTAGGGTAAAAGCAGCGGCAAAACGTAAGTTTGATGTATATCCTTCTGCGTATGCTAATGCTTGGTTAGTAAGAGAATATAAAAAACGTGGTGGAAAGTACAGAGCGTAATGGCATATCAAGGTGGACTTAGAAAGTGGTTTAGAGAAGACTGGGTTGATATTGGTTCTAAAAAAAAGAAAGGAAAATATCAAAAATGCGGTCGTAAGTCTGCCAAGGGTAGTAAAAGAAAATACCCTAAATGTGTTCCAGCTGCTAAAGCAGCTAGGATGACTGCCTCAGAAAAAAGAAGTGCAGTAAAAAGAAAAAGAGCAAGAGCTCAAGGAGTTGGTGGAAAACCAACAAATGTTGCTACTTTTGCTAAAAGAAGTAGAAAGGCGAGAAGAGGGTAATGAGAAGACAAACCTTTGGAACGCAAGTTAGACATACTAACGGAAAGAAAAAAACAAGACAAGGAAATAGTGTAAACACTAAATATGGCAACAAGAATAGTAAAAAGTATTATGTTAAAAAATATAGAGGACAAGGTAAGTAATGGCTGATTTTAAAACAAGAATAGATGATTTGACAGGTTTTGGTAGCACTGATGATGTTGCTATAGCAGACTGGCTTGTTGCTGGTGCTAGAGAAATCATTGATGTTTTACCTATGGCTTTATTAGATAGAATGTCTGAAATACAAGAGTTTACAAGTTTTCAGGGCATAGAAGATACTAAAATATTACACGTTTTAAGAAAAGACGAAAATAATAGCGATGTACTAATGCCTTGTAGAGAAATCGATGCTAGTCAATCTGGTAGAGCATTAGATTCTAACTATATGGAATTTGCTACAAGCTCTGACCCAGTATATTATTTAGAAAACAAAAGAGTTTACACATTACCAGCAAGCGCATCTTCAAATGATAGTAAGCTAGTAAAAATTAATGAAGACTTTACAATAGCAGCTACAGATTCTATAATACAAAATTTTCCAAAAGAAGCAACAAATGCTGTAGTGTTATATGCTTCAAGAAATGCGTTAATGAGACTAATGAATGCTAAACATGCAAATGGAGATATAACTACTGCTTTAAGTGCTATAAATACTGAAATGGATGAAACACAAGCAATAGCTGATTTGATTAATACTCAAGTAGATGCAGCTGTTGTAGAAATTGGGGAAATGGTAACCAACGTAGATGATAATGTAGATACAGCTTTAAATGCTATGAAAACAGCAGCAGATAAAATCAATACTGCAATAGGACTTGCTAATGATGAATATGATGAAGTAGCAGTAGAGGTAACAGGAACTGCAACTTCTCCAATATCAGCAGCTAGAAGTGCGGCAGTTAGTGCTTTATCAATATCAGACTTAGACTTATCTTCAATTAGTGCTCCTACTGTAAGTATTAATACTATATCTTACACAGACGCTTTGAACGAAGATGCAAGTTCTACTGGAGTAGATACTGTAACATCTGGGCAGATAGACAAAGCTGATATTAGCGGAAACCAACCAACGTATACAAAACCTACTATATCATTATCATTGTCTTCTATATCTGACTTAACTATAAGTGCTAGTGCGCCTTCAGATATTAGTGTAAGTACACCAACAGTAAGCTTTAGTCACAATGTTCCTATTTTTACACCTCCTACTCTTTCTGTTGACATGACACAATTTGAAACATTTTTAGAAACAGATGAAGATACTGAGTTAGCACAACTACAACTTGGTAGACTGAACAACGAGGTAGAGCAGTATCAGTCTAATATACAAAAAGAAATAGCTTCTTTTAATAGAGACGTAGAAGAGTATAGGGCAGAACTTCAAGAGTCAATTAAGGATGCTGATTTAAGCTCAGCTTCTGAGGCTCAAAAAATACAAGAGTACTCTAATGATATACAAAAATATGCTGCTAATGTAAATAAAGAAGTGCAGCAGTACAGAGAGAATACGCAAAAAGAATTGAACTTGTTCCAAACTAGAACAAGAAACGAGTTGCAACAATATGGAGCTGATATTCAAAATGAGTTAAATGAATTTAATAAAGAAAATCAGATTTACCAAGCTAATATACAGGCAGAAATACAAAAAGCAAACTCAGATTTACAAACAGCTTTAAGTAATGCACAGATAGCTGCTCAAGAAAAAAGACAAGAAGCACAACAAGCAACTCAAGTTAGTTTAGCTAACAAAGCACAAGACCAGGCTTTATCTTTACAAAATCAAGCACAGACTTTGCAAGCTGCTATAGCTGACAATGATGATATTTTATCTAAATTTAATCAAGAGATTTCATTGTATCAACAAAATATGAATAAAGAGATACAAGAATATTCATTAAACTTACAGCAACAGATAGCTGAGTATCAATCTGCTATTCAAATACAACAAAGTTATTACCAAGAAGCTCAAGCAAGAATTAACGCTGGTAATTCATTCTTAGCAGAAGCACAAGCTAGAGCAAACGAAGTAAATACATATGGAGCAGAAGTTGCTTCACGACTTGGTCAAGTAAGTGCTCAAGGAACAGTTGCTGGTTCTTACATAGCAGCTGCTCAAGGGTATGCAACTGAAATACAATCTAAAATTAATATTGTTCAAGGATATGGAACTGAAGTTAATCTTAGACTTGCAGTTGATAGCAGAGAGTATGATTGGTATACAAGACAATATCAAATGGTGAATGCACAGTTTCAAGAAGCATTACAATTAATAGGTATAGATAAATTAAAAATTGAACAAATGAATGAAGGTAGATAATGGCAAATAAATTAATAATTAGAAATCACTTAGAGCCTCAAATAGAAGCTCAAGAAACTGTTGGTTCTGACACTTACACTTCTTATCAAATAGAAGTTAATACTGGTAGTAATGGCGGTAGTTACGAAACCACATTTACAAACGAAAAAGCTATTAAGTATGTAGGTGTTGTAAGCGGAACAACAACAGGAGGAGTTGCGGTAGGCTCAGCTTTTGAAGGCGGAGTAACTACAACAGGAGCGGCTCCAGGAGCATCAGGAGTTAAAGCTTTTTATGTTAAATATGATAGTGTTTTAGGAACAGTAGCTGACATAAGAGTTTTTGTAGGTTCTCAACACATGGCTACACTAACAGAGGGAGAATCTGTTTGTATTCCTTTAGTCGGAGGTGCATTAACAGATTGTAAAATTGAAGCAGCTGATTATACGGACGGAACTACAGAAGCTTCAGCAACAGTAGTATTGATAGGTGACTAAAGATGGCGGCAATAGAATTTTCAGCAAAAGAGATTTATAGTAGAGTACTGCAAGCAGTTCCTGACGTATCAGAGAACTATGTACTAAACTTAATTAACGAAGCATTGATTGATATGGGTAGATACACCAATCAAATAGAGAATGCTAAAACAGATTTAAAGCATAATCAATTATGGTATGCATTAGATGACGATGAAGCAATAACAGTAAACAAGTTATTTAGATGCACAATATTAAACTCAGATGGAGAATATATCAAGATTCCTAGATTGTCAAATGGAGAAATCAAACAATTCTATAATGAGTCAAGTACATCATCTAATACTAGTTGGACGGAGGTATAATGGCAGCGGTAAGTAGTACATATAAAGACCCTAGCGATACTTTTGTATGGTGGATAGAAGGCGATAGACTAGCTATTGCTACTACAGAAGGAGACGGAGGAACAAACGCAACTGATAAAGGTCAATTAAAAGCAGTACAATTAGGTTCTGGTAATACAATCACAGATGGTCTTGTTATATCTTATTATGCAGAACCAGATAAACTAACAAGTATTACTGGCACAATAGATATTGACAATGTATTACAACCAGCATTAATAGATTATGTTAAATCAAAAGCTTTGATGGACGCAGCAGCTAGAGCAAAAGACCCAGGTCTTGCTCAGATTAGAATGGCGTCTGCACAACAATGTATGGCTAATTATAAGGAAGCTGTGCGCAGATACGGTATGAAGAAAAACGATAAAGTAGGTGGCACTAGAGCAATAGCTCCAGTGGATATGAGATAAAGGGGCAACAATGGAAGTAAACAAAGATAGTAAATTTACATTTAGTATTGAAACACTTATCAGTATTGGTGTTACAATATTTATGGTTGTTGGTTTATGGTTTCAACTACAAGCTGATATAGAAGAAGCAAAGCAGTTGCCAGAACCTCCAATCAGTAGAACAGAGTATGATTTGAAAGACCAAATGATACGTAATTCTATTTTAAATACTGAAGAAAAAGTAGAGAAATTAGAAGACAAGGTGGACGACATCAAAGAAGACACAAGAAGTATTAACGACACTCTACTAAAGATGAATAATAACTAATGAGGTTTACAGATGAACAACAGATTTATATCATTCTTGGTATTAACTTTATTCTCGTCGCTATCTTGGTTGCACTCACAATCAGTCAACTTAGATAGTTTTGAGGATATTCAATTAACAAAAAATGAGTTCTGTGCAGTGATAGAAGTTAATGCTTCTTGGAACTGGGGTAATAGAGTACCATTAGAAAGAATAGAAAATTGTTACACTGGATATGTAGACATATCTAATAAGCAAATCGGTGCAGTAATACAAAAAGAGTGGGATATTAAAGTTGTACCTACGATTATTATTTTTGAATATGGTGTAGAAGTAAAAAGATTTGAAGCAGACTTGTCTATGAAATTTAGAGAAGATGAAATATTAAATAAAATTAAAATGGAAATTAAAAAATAATGCCAGCAAAAAAGAAAAGCACTAAAAGTAAAAAAGACCCTAGATTAGCTAGAGCTGGTGTATCTGGTTACAATAAACCAAAACGTACACCTAACCACCCTAAAAAATCACACATTGTTGTAGCTAAAGAAGGAAGTAAAATTAAAACTATACGCTTTGGTCAACAAGGTGTTAAGACTGCAGGAAAGCCTAAAAAAGGCGAATCTGCTAAACAAAAAGCTAGAAGAAAAAGTTTTAAAGCGAGACATAGAAAAAATATTCGCAAAGGAAAGATGTCTGCTGCATATTGGGCAGATAAAGTTAAATGGTAAACAGGAGGAATCATGGGACCAATATTAGGTAAAGTTCTTACAAGTTTAGGTACAGAGAAGCTTATTAAAGCTATCATTATGCACCTAGGAGATTGGCTTGTAGCTAAATCATCTAACAAATTAGATGACAAGTTATGGGCAGAAGTGAAAAAAGCACTAAATAAAAAATAAGGAGAGAATATGAACTGTGAATGTGGATGCGGGTGTTAATATATGCCTAGAAGGTCATTACAATTAAACGACTTTAGCGGAGGACTTAATACCAAGTCCTCTCCTAGGGATATTGCATCTAATCAGGTACAATTAGCAGAAAATGTATTCTTGTCAAATCCTGGTCTAGTAGAGGCAACTTTAGATGCTACTACTAAAAGCTCTGCAGCTACAATGACACATACCAAACAAGGTAATGGTGCTTTTATATTTAATTCAGAGCATAATGTAGATACTGATGGATTAGCATCTACAAATCCAAGTCAAATCATAGCATATCCTATAGATGATGATGGCAGTACAAATATACAATTTTTTAGAAGAGACTTTGACACTACTGATAATTTCACATTTGAAGGAACTGATACAGAAATAGATATGGGAGTTACTGGAGGAGTAGAGCCAGTTTATTATTTCGTAGATGGACTTCTATATGTTTCTGATAAATTAGTTGTTAAGGGTACAAACAGCTCAGAGCCAAAAAAACTTGTATATGTAGACCAAACGACAAGATTAGGTACATCTATAACAGGTGGATGGACTGGTATAGATACTAAAATAGAAGTAGACGAAAATCAATTTGAAGATATATCAAATACAGATACTTTTAGCACAAACCCTTCTGGAGCAGGTGAATTTAGCGTTATACTACAAACAGACCCAACATTAGATTCTCAAGATTATACAGAAGTCACAGAAGATGGAGATACGAATAACAAGCTAGTTGTTACATCAAATCCTAACGAATTAAATCCAGACCCTACTTACGACATAGGCATTACAGATAAACTTATACATCTAAAACTTAGCGATACAGCAAAAGATATGGATACTCTTACCCTTGCTTATGACGGACAAACTGGAAACAGCGGTATTGGAGATTCTAGCGGAAATGGAGATAGAACTGCTCTGTTAGGTAAGATAATATATATAAACCAAGAAGCTATGAGAGTTAGAAGCACAAACTTGCTAGACTTATCAGTTGCTGACGATAATAAAATATTGCAACTTCTTGTAGATAGAGATGTTTTTGGTACAGGAGCTTTAGAGCACGCAACAGGAGCTGTAGTAGAAACAGTAAGTACTACAAGTATAACGGTAACTGGAGGTGGCTGGGAATCTGGTTCTTATGAGTTTTGTCATACGGTAGTAGATTTACAAGACAATGAAACATTACCACAAGCACCAAAGTCAGACTTGTTTGCTATAACTACTGGTGCATATTTTACTGGAGTAAAAGTTAGAATTAAAGACACGTCATTTATAGACAGAACAAATGAAAAAGGTTTTCGTGTATACACCAGGAAAAAAGATGGCAATGGTAGATGGATATTGTTTTTAGATGTAGATTATTATAAAGGAGTAAGAAAAAATTTATTTGAAGACTATACATCTTTTACTACAGCAGCAACAGACTATCAAGAAAATTCTGTTGCTTTTG